ATCTGAATTCCGTCCTTTTTACCGTTAGGCGAGTACATAAACAGGTTGCGGAAGTTGCCCGGCCCTTTGGCACTTTTCATGGCTTGGCGGATATTGTTCACGTCCTCCTGATTCTGCGCGGCGTCGGTCATATACATGATGAATCCTGCATGGCTGCCATTGATATAATACTTCCGACGGAAAAGCGTGGCTGACTCGTTAAGCAGAGCTGAAGGGATGGCGGACAAGTATTCCGGCAGGCCGTAAATTTCCTGGTTTAAATCCGGCTCCATCAGGTGAAAAATGCTGCCTTTAGTGAACTCATAAGGTTGCGTGGTCATGCCGTATTGCACAAACCAGTACGTATCTAGATCCACGCCGCGGCGGGTGTATTTCGCCAGTGATGGCTCAAGCGACAGAATACCGCCGAGCCGATTGGTGCGCTTCTCCAGATAGGCGTTACCGAATACCAGATAGTCCTGCACAAAGCGGCTAAACGCCTGCTGGCTCAGCAACGGATGCGGAATAAAGGTTACTGGTCAGGATGTTACGTTTTACCGCAATGGGTGAGCTGTGATGCACGGCGGCGCGGTAGGTGCGCGCCAGCCCGTCAAAACTCACAGGCGGTTCATACCAGCGGTCCATCTGCACGCACTCCACATAATCCAGCAGTTCCCGGCGGTCTAGTACCGGGATCGGGTCGCCAAAGCTGAATGCTTCTGCAGATACGCCGCTGCTCTGTTGAACGCTCTGTTTAGTTGCAGCGCGGTTTTTATTCCTCTTGCCCATCAAAAAATCTCCACAATGTTGCTGGTATTGGCGGCTTCGCCCTGTAGCGGTTCGTTGAATAGTGCGTGCATTGTTGCCCAGGCCAGATCTGCGTGGCTGGCTTCTTCGCTGCGGCTGGCTTCGTAGGTGGGGCGGTTCCCGCTTGCGGTGGTGGCACGGCGGATAGCCATGAAAGACTGAGCGATATCGGTGTGTCCGGCGTCAAACTCCAGACGGCGGTGGCTGATAATGTCGTAGGCCTTGAGCACCAGGGCGTTTTTGACGTTGGGGTTGTAGACGAACTCGCGCACGGCAGGGAAGAACGCCTTCACGTTCTCATACACGCCGTGGCCGACGCCGGTGGAGTCGATGCCGATATAGGTCACGTTGTACTGCTGCGTCAGTTTTTTGATGGCGTCCGCCTGGGCGCGGAAGTCCATCCCGCGCCACTGGTGACGCTCCAGAATGCGGAACTTACCACCCGGCACGGCAGGCGGAGCCATGACCACGCAGCCCGCGCTGTCGCCATTCTGCGTACCTTTCGCCGGGTCATAGCCTATCCAGACTTCACGCCAGCCAAACGGGCGCAGCGCCAGCGCCTGAAAATCGGACCAAACCTCCCAGCTGTCCACCATGCAGGCCTGCAACTCGCTGAGCGGAAACACCGACGCCAGATCGTCAATGAATTCACACATCAGCAGGTTCTGGTATTCGTCAGGGCTGTACTCCATGCGCAGCTGGTCCAGGTCGAACAGGTTACAGCCGCCGCGCACCGCATCCTCCACGGTGACGATCTGGCGGTACTGTCCGTCCGGGCAAAGCAGGCCCGGGACCAGATTGCCGTGGGTCAGGTCTATATCTACCTTGTCCGCTTTAGCGCGGCCCCGGTTGAACAGGGCGCCGGACCAGAATGGATAGGCGCTGTGGGTCAGGCTGGACGGGGTTGAAAAGTAGGTCTGCCGCCATTTTTTATGGATTGCCATACCGGACGCCACTTTGCGCAGCTCCTGGAATTTCGGTATCCAGAAATATTCATCCAGGTACAGGTTGCCGTGGTAGCTCTGCGCCGTGCGGGCGTTGGTGCCGAGGAAGTACAGGCACGCGCCGTTGCTGAGCGTCATCGGATCGCCCTTCAGCTCCACATCCACCTCTTTTGCAAAGTCGATGATGTACTGCTTGAAGACGTGCGCCTGCGCCTTGCTGGCTGAGAGAAAAATCTGGTTGCGACCGGTGGTGATGGCGTCAATCAGCGCCTCCCGGGCAAAAAAGAAGGTCGCTCCGATCTGGCGCGATTTGAGCAGGTTGCGGATACGGTGGCGGTTGCCTGCCTCGTACCAGTGGCGCTGGTAGGCGAACATCGAGCTGTGGAAAATCTCCTGCAGCTTCTCGATCTGTTCGTCGGTGAAAACGTTCTTTTCTGGCTGGCGGCGCGGGCCTTTGTTGCGGTTGGCAACCTTCGGATTTAAATCAGCCTCGTTCCCGCCGTCGTTAAATTTACCGATCCGGGCGTGGCGCTCCGACTGGCGCGCCAGCAGGTCAATTTCCTTGAAGTCTTTCCCTTCTTTTTGCTCCTTCATAATGAGCTGGCAGTAGCGCGCGGCGGTGGTGAGCTGCATCTGATCCAGCGGTCCATACTCGCCCCACTTGTCGCGCTTTTTCCAGCTGTGCACGGTTGCAACTTTCTCGCCCAGCATTTCTGCAATGCGGGCTACGCGGTATCCCTGAAAGTACAGCAGCATGGCCTGCCGACGGGGGTCGAGGTCTGCGGGGGTCATTGTCGTGTTCATGGACCAAACATACGGCCTTGCCCGGCGGCTTTCCCCGGCTGCGGTTTGTGTGGCGGACAGTACAAGCGCCTCGCGTTGTTTCACTCCCTCCATCACCGCAACCATAAGGCTCCAGTAAGTTTTTTCTAACGGAGCACGGCTCATGACAGTGAAAGCAAAGCGCTTCCGTATCGGGGTGGAAGGTGCCACCACCGACGGGCGCGAAATCCAGCGTGAATGGCTGGTACAAATGGCTGCTAGCTACAACCCTGAGGTGTATACGGCACAAATTAACCTTGAGCACATTAAAGGCTATTCACCCGATGGCACGTTTAAGCGTTATGGGCATGTCACCAGCTTAACTGCCGAAGAAATCACGGAAGGGCCATTAAAAGGGAAAATGGGGCTGTACGCCGAGATTAACCCATCGCCCGATCTGATTAGTCTGATTAAGCAGTGGCAAAAGCAATTCACCTCTATGGAAGTCAGCCCGAAATTTGCCGACACCGGCAAAGCCTACCTCGTCGGCCTGGCCGCCACTGACGATCCGGCTAGCCTGGGCACCGAGATGCTGGCTTTCAGTGCCACCGCCAAACAGAACCCGCTGGCTAACCGCAAGCAGAGTCCTGAAAACCTGTTTACCGCCGCCGAAGAAACGCTAATTGAACTGGAAGAAATCCAGGACGAAAAGCCGTCCCTCTTTGCCCGCGTTTCCGCGCTGTTTACCAAAAAAGAGCAGACCGACGATGCGCGTTTTTCAGACGTGCACAAAGCTGTCGAGCTGGTTGTCACCGAACAGCAGAACCTGAGCGAGCGCACTGATAAATCCCTGTCCGACCAGGACGCGCGCATTTCTGAGCTTGAATCCTCACTGCAGGAGCAGCAGGCCGCCTTTGCCGAGCTTCAGCAGCAGCTGAGCCGTGAAGACAGCCGTAAAGATTATCGCCAGCGCGCGCCGGGCGGTGACGCACCGGCAGGCACCCTGACAAATTGCTGATGGAGCATAAAATCTGATGAAAAAGAATACCCGCTTTGCCTTTAACGCCTACCTGCAGCAGCTGGCGCGCCTGAACAACGTGGAAGTGGAAGAACTTTCCAGCAAGTTCACCGTGGACCCGTCCGTACAGCAGACGCTGGAAGACCAGATCCAGCAGTCCGCCGCGTTTCTGACGCTGATTAACATCACGCCGGTTGCGGAGCAGTCCGGCCAGCTGCTTGGCCTGGGCGTTGGCTCCACCATTGCCGGAACCACCGACACCACCACAAAAGAGCGCGAACCTACCGATCCGATGTTGATGGAGGACGTGGAATATAAATGTGAGCAGACCAACTTTGACACGGTGCTGACCTACGCAAAGTTGGACCTGTGGGCGAAATTCCAGGATTTCCAGGTGCGCATCCGTAATGCCATCATCAAGCGCCAGGCGCTGGACCGCATCATGATCGGCTTCAACGGCGTGAAGCGCGCCAAAACCTCCAACCGCGCAGAAAACCCGCTACTGCAGGACGTGAATAAGGGCTGGCTGCAGAAAATCCGCGAAGACGCGCCAGACCACGTTATGGGCAGTACCACTCAGGACGACACTACCACCGCAGGCGCGGTAAAGGTGGGCAAGGGCGGCGACTATGCCAACCTGGACGCCGTGGTGATGGATGCGGTTAACGAGCTGATCGACGTGGTATATCAGGATGATGACGAGCTGGTTGTTATCTGCGGCCGCGAGTTGCTGTCCGATAAGTATTTCCCGCTGGTTAACAAAGAGCAGGAAAACAGCGAGAAAATCGCCGCCGATCTGATTATCAGCCAGAAACGCATGGGCGGTCTGCAGGCAGTGCGCGCGCCATTCTTCCCGGCGAATGCCATGCTGATCACCCGCCTGGATAACCTGTCCATTTACTGGCAGGAGGACACCCGCCGCCGTTCTGTTATCGACAACCCGAAACGTGACCGGATTGAGAACTTCGAATCCGTCAACGAAGCGTACGTGATTGAAGACTACCGCTGCGCGGCCCTGGTCGAAAATATCACTATCGGCGATTTCAGCGAGCCAGTTGCGTCGGAAGGTGGGGAGTAACGCATGAGCCTGAGTCCCGCACGGCAGCACCGCCTGCGCATTCAGGCCGAACAGGCCGCCCAGGAGGGCGGCAGATTTCGCCATGCGTCCGGCTATGACCTGATGCTGCTGCAGCTGGCAGAAGACCGCCGCCGCCTTAAGGGTATCCAGTCCACCGTGAAAAAGGCGGCAATCAAGGTGGAGCTTCTGCCGAAGTATGCCGCCTGGGCGGAGGGCGTGTTGGCTGCCGGAGGTGCGCAGCAGGATGACGTGCTGATGTACGTGATGCTGTGGCGTATCGATGCCGGTGATTATGCCGGTGCGCTGGAAATAGGGCGTCATGCGCTGCGCCATGGCTGGGTGATGCCGCTGGGCAACCGCAACGTGCAGACCGTTCTGGTGGAAGAAATGGCGGACGCCGCACAAAGCGCCCTGCTTGCCGCCGCCGGTTTTGATGCCGATCTGCTCCTGCAGACGCTGGAACTGACTACCGATCTGGATATGCCGGACCAATCCCGGGCACGCCTGCACAAAGCCATTGGCGCGGTACTGACCGAAAGCAACCCGGCTTCTGCCCTTAATCACCTTACCCATGCGCTGCAGCTCGATCCCCGCTGCGGCGTGAAAAAAGAAAAGCAGCAGCTGGAGCGCAGATTGCGCAGTGACAGCCGCTAACGAACGTGCCCCGCGCACGGGCGGCACGGGGTGGCGAAGGGCACTGCCACATCAAAACCCCGTTCACCGCCCACTATTTCAGGAGAAAGCCGCATGCAGTTTGTTGCGCCAGAACAGGCACCGGAACAGGCGGACGTTATTAAAAATACGCCGTTCTGGCCTGATGTGGACCTGTCGAAATTTCGGAGTGTGATGCGCACTGATGGCACGGTGACGCAGCCCCGTCTGAGGCAGGTTGCGCTGACAGCCATTTCCGAAGTTAACGCTGAGCTATACGACTTCCGCAACCGCCAGCAGATGCTGGGCTACCGGGATCTGGCTGACGTGCCGGCGGAAATGCTGGACGGCAAAAGCGAGCGCATTCAGCACTACCTCAACGCCGTGTATTGCTGGGCGCGCGCCGTGCTCAATGAGCGTTACCAGGATTATGACGCCACGGCGTCCGGGGTAAAGCGAGGGGAGGAGCTGGCGGAGGCCAGCGGCGATCTGTGGCGTGATGCCCGCTGGGCTATCAGCCGGGTGCAGGATGCACCACACTGCACGGTGGAGCTTATCTGATGAAAGTGCGTGCGCATCAGTATGACACGGTGGACGCACTCTGCTGGCGCCATTACGGGCGCACGCAGGGAGTCACTGAACAGGTGCTGCAGGCGAATCCGGGGCTGGCTGAATATGGCCCCTTTTTACCGCACGGGTTGCAGGTGGAGCTGCCGGACATCACGGCATCAACCACTGCGCAGACTGTCCAGTTATGGGACTGAACTATGACGCTTGAACGAATCAGCGCCTTTATCACTTACTGCGTTGCCCTGCTTCTGGCATGGCTCGGCGATTTGTCTCTTAAAGATGTATCGACCATCACCGGTCTTGCGCTGGGCATTATTACTGCAGCGGTGACCTGTTATTTACGCTGGAAAGCCTACCAGCTGCTGCGGGACGGCAGAATATCCAGGGGGGAATATGAGTCCTTCAATCGTTAAGCGTTGCCTGGGCGGCGCGGTGCTGGCGATTGCCGCCACGCTGCCGGGCTTTCAGTCGCTTCATACCTCCGTCGAGGGGCTGAAACTGATTGCTGATTTCGAAGGGTGCCGCCTGCAGCCATACCAGTGCAGCGCCGGGGTCTGGACTGACGGGATCGGCAATACGTCCGGGGTAGTGCCGGGCAAAACCATAACGGAGCGACAGGCCGCGCAGGGGCTGATTAGTAACGTGTTGCTGACGGAAAAAAGGATTGAAGCCTGCCTGCAGGTTAAGCTACCTCAGCATGTTTACGATGCCCTGATCAGTATCGGTTTCAATGTCGGAACGGGGGCAATCTGCC